CGCGATGCTGAGGGTGTGACGCAACGCGCCCTGATGTGCGACTCTGACGGCCTGTGGCTGGCCAAGGATCGTAGCGGCAAGCTGTCTGGCTGGGAAGCGCCGGACCTTGGCGCGATCATTGCCAAGATCGGGGGGAAGGCATGATCATCGCGCTTGAAACCACCAACATGAACGAGCTGGCCCAGATGTGGCTGAGTGCAAAACAGGCCGAGAAAGATGCAACAGAAGATCGCCGAATTGTTGAAGACCACATCAAGAAGTTGGCGCGTATTGCCGACAACTTGGACGGCACCGAGACCGTCGAGCCTGGGCAGTACGTCATCAAAATCGCTGGCCGGATCGACCGTAAGGTTGACGGTGACAAAGTGCAAGAGCTGGCCGCCGAGCATGGGCTGACAGACCACCTTGCAACGCTGTTCAGGTGGAAGCCTGAGCTGAACATGTCGGCGTGGAAAGCTGCCGACGCAACGATCACAGGCCCGTTGGCCGGTGCAATTACGACCAAGCCTGGCCGTGCCTCTTTTTCAATCACCCCCAAGGAGTAATCATCATGGCATTTCTGAACGAAGCATTCGACGTCAACGAGCTGCCCGTTGGCAACACTGGCAACTTTGAGCCCCTGCCTGCTGGCTGGTACAACGTGACCGTGAGCCAAGCCGAACTGAAGGACACGAAGTCCGGCACGGGCCAGTACATCAAGCTGCGCTATGACGTGACAGGGCCAACGCATCAAGGGCGCGTGGTGTTCGGCAATCTGAACATCAAGAACGCCAACAGCAAGGCCGAGGAAATTGGTAGAACTCAATTAGGCGACATCATGCGTGCGATCGGCCTTGCCAGAGTGACCGACACCGACCAGTTGATTGGTGGTCACATCTGCATCAAGCTGGATGTGAAGCAGGACGCCCAATACGGGGCCAGCAACGAGGTCAAAGGCTTTCGGTCGGTGAATGGTAGTGCAGCGCCTGTTGCGGCCTCTGTGCCTGCATCTGGTGCGCCTGCTGCGGCATCCAAAGCCGCGCCACCTTGGGCCAAGAAGTAAGCAAAAAAACGCCCGGACCGGCCAGGAACCCCTAACCCAAAGTCCGGGCAATCACTCAGGAGAAAGCCATGAAGATACCAGAGAGCGAGCATACCATCCAAGCCCTGATCGACAAAGCGCATGAGGCCAAGTCCGAGCTTCCGCGCCCACACATGGGGGCCAGTGCGCTGGGCCACCCGTGTGATCGGTGGCTGTGGCTGTCATTCCGATGGGCTGTGCAGCCGTCATTCCCTGGGCGCATCTTGCGACTGTTCCGCCGTGGCCACCAAGAAGAAGCCAACATCATCAGCGACCTGCGTGCCATTGGCATGGACGTGCGCAAGATGTCGAGCCAGCACCGTGTGGACTTTGGCTGCCATGTGTCTGGGAGCCTTGACGCGATCATTGATGCTGGCGTGCCTGAAGCGCCAAAGACCAAGCATGTGGCCGAGTTTAAGACGCACAGCAAGAAGTCTTTTGACGCGCTGGTCAAAGATGGCGTGGAGAAGGCCAAGCCCGAGCACTTTGTGCAGATGCAAGTTTATATGGCTGGGACTGGTTTGGATCGTGCGCTGTACTTGGCTGTGTGCAAGGATGATGACCGCATTCACACTGAGCGCGTGAAGTTCGACAAGGATGTGGCCCTGCCTGCAATCCAAAGGGGCCAGCGCATCACCCTGTTGGACCGGATGCCCGAGCCAATCAGTGCAGATCCCGCAACTTGGTATCAATGCAAGTTCTGTGAGGCTTCGCAGTTCTGTGCGTACACCAAGACAACCCAGCACGTGAACTGCCGCACTTGCGCCCTGTCAACGCCGCTGTCGGACTCGACCTGGCACTGCGCCAAGTGGGATGACGTGATCCCGGTCGATGCCCAGCACAAGGGCTGTGATGGCCATGTCCTGCATCCCGACCTGGTGTCGTGGCAGCGCAAGGACGGGCCGGACGAGTTCACCGCCGTGTACGAGATCAATGGGGTGAATGTGGCGAATGGCGATCCTGAGATCGAGGGCGTGTTTGGGTCCAAAGAACTGCTGGCCAACCCGGCAGCGTGCGCCGGGGGCGATCCTGTGATTGCTGACATGCGCAAGACTTGGGGCGCGAGGGTGGTGGGATGACTTTCGAAAAAGAGATCGACGGCGAGCTGTGGATCATGGCCGACTACCACCAATGGGCGGTCGGCGCTGCCGAGACCGAGTGGCGCTACCGCTATGACGCCATCAAGCGCGAGGCCGACTATTGGCGAAAGCGCCACGACGCGGTGCTGGACATGATTGTCAAGAACACGCTGCTGATGGCATCCCCGCAGCCAATGATGCTGGCCGACCCCGAGAGTTACGAGCTGGGGAAGACCCACGGCGCTGCCCTCGAGCGTGAAGCGTGTTTGAACTGCTATTCACCAGACGACACGGCAACAGATTGGGCTGACAAAATCCGAGCAAGGGGCCGCGATGCTCCGTGAATACCAACAACGCACGATTGACCAGCTGTACGCATGGTTTGAAGCTGGCAACGAGGGCAACCCATGCTTGGTGCTGCCGACCGGATCGGGCAAGAGTCACATTGTGGCCGCGCTGTGCAAGGATGCCTTGCAGAACTGGCCCGAGACCCGCGTCTTGATGCTAACCCATGTGAAGGAGCTGATCGAGCAAAACGCCGAGAAGATGCGCCAGCACTGGCCTGGTGCCCCGATGGGCATTTACAGCGCCAGCATTGGCCGCAAGGACTTGGGGGAGCCGATCACGTTTGCTGGCATCCAGTCGGTGCGCACCAAGTCGCGTGAGCTGGGTCACATCGACCTGGTGATCATTGATGAGTGCCATCTAGTCAATCACAAAGACGAGGGCGGCTACCGCAAGCTGCTGGCCGAGCTGAAGGCCATCAACCCGAGCCTGCGGGTGATCGGCCTGACGGCCACACCGTACCGCCTTGGGCATGGCCTGATCACTGACAAGCCTGCCATGTTTGACGATTTATTGACACCTGTGAGCATCGAGGAGTTGGTGTTCAAAGGCTACCTGTCAACGCTTCGCTCAAAAGTCACCAAAGCCAAGCTGGACACCACCGGGGTCAAGAAGCGCGGGGGTGAGTTCATCGAGTCTGAGCTGCAAGCCGCTGTGGACACGGATGACCAAAACCATGCCGTGGTGCGTGAGGTGATGACGCTGGCCGGGGAGCGCAAGGCGTGGCTGTTTTTCTGTGCTGGTGTTGCTCATGCGCAGCACGTTGCCGAGGTGCTGCGCGAGCACGGGGTGGCCGCCGAATGCGTGACCGGGGAGACGCCGAAGAAAGAGCGCGAGCGCATCCTGACCGATTTCAAGGCTGGCCGCCTGCGTGCACTGACCAACGCCAATGTGCTGACCACCGGGTTTGACTACCCCGACATTGACGTGGTGGTGATGATGCGCCCGACCATGAGCGCGAGCCTGTACGTGCAGATGGCTGGCCGTGGGATGCGGGTCAAGTCGCAGGCCGATCACTGCCTGGTGCTGGACTTCGCCGGGGTGGTTGAGATGCACGGCCCGATCACCAACGTGCAGCCGCCCAAGAAGTCGGCAGGCGATGGGGAGGGTGAAGCGCCCGTGAAGGTTTGCGATGCGTGCGGGGAGCTGGTGCACATCTCAGCCATGACCTGCCCTGCGTGCGGTGCTGCGTTTCCTGCGCCGGTCAAGAAGGCGCTGGTGCTGCGCAATGACGACATCATGGGGCTGGAGGGCAAAGAGCTGGAGGTGAGTGCCTGGGCGTGGAAAGAGCACACCAGCAAGGCCAGCGGAAAACAGATGTTGGCCGTGACCTACTACGGAGGCCTGAGCGATGCGCCAATCACCGAGTACCTGCCGATCTTGCACGAGGGCTATGCGGGGCAGCGTGCCATGAGCCAACTTGTGAGCATGGCCAACAGCGCCAGCATTGTGGAAGGCGGCCTGAACGTGCAGACCATGATCGAGATGGTGCAAAACCTGAACAACGCCACGCCGCCGAAGGTGATTGAATTCAGGAAAGACGGTAAATTCTTTAGAGTGATGAAAAGGAGCTGGGAATGATCGACGAAACAGTGAAAGCGCAAAAGCTGCGCGAGTGTGACGTGTGCAAGCTGCAAAGCGAGCCGCGAGGCGGGGTTGAGCTGCGCACCAAATGGCACTGCGCCCGGTGCTGGGTTAAGGCAATGCAGCGGGGGATGAAATGAGCAGACACGCCGAACCCGATTTCGTGACCGACTACAAACGCTGGCTTGACGCTGGCCCGCCGCGCTGCTGCCACACGTGTGAAAACTACGGCAACGATGGGCTGTGCACCGAGTTCTTTATGACGCCACCCGCCGAGTTTGCCGAGGCCGTGGGCGAGTGCCCGAGCTGGATGATAGAAATTCCGTTTTAGTTTTAAAACGGGTAAAATGGCGACTGCTATTCATAGGAGATCGCCATGCAAAAACAGTGTTTTAAGTGCCAGTCTATCAAGCCAATTTCAGAGTTTTACAAGCACTCCAAAATGGCGGATGGACATTTCAACAAGTGCAAGTCCTGCGCTAAAACAGACGCAAGCACGCATCGATCTGAAAATATTGAGAAGGTGCGAGAGTACGACAGGGCGCGTGGAAAGCTGCCAGAGCGCATCAAGGTTGGTGTCGAGATCAATCGTATCTGGCGTGCTGAAGATAGGCGCAGACAGAAGGCGCACAACATGGTCAGCTACGCCATTAAAACCGGAAGGCTGGTGCGAGAGCCATGCTGTCGATGCGGGGATCAAAAGAGTTTGGCGCATCACGAAGACTATGACAATCCGCTGGATGTTGTTTGGCTTTGTCAGCCATGCCACAAGCAACGCCATAAAGAGATCAAGGAATCACTTTGAACAAGAAAGAACAGCGCCAATTTGAGCGACTGGAGCGCCTGCTGGCCGCCGAGAAAGAGCGGTCAGACAAGGCGTGGGACGCCTACCGAAGCGCCATGTATGAGCTGGTGGACGTGAAGATGAAACTCGAAGCCATTGAAAAGATCATGAATGAAAACTACGACTGAAAAAATCCCAAGCGAAGACCACGAACAGATGCTGTTCGTGCAGTGGTTTCGCCGAACCTATCCGCTTGTGCGCATCTTTGCCATTCCCAACGGTGGCCATCGACACCCGGCTGTGGCCGCCAAGATGAAAGCGACAGGCGTTTCCTCGGGCGTGCCTGACCTTTTCATCCCTGAGTGGCAGTTGTGGATTGAGATGAAGCGCACCAAGGGCGGGAGCGTGAGCATGGATCAAAAGGACTGGATGCTGTATCTGGAGAAAGTGGGTTATTGTGTTAAAGTGTGCAAAGGTGCTGAAGATGCAAAGGGGCAGATTCAGGCCTTTGTAACCATTGAAAATTTGGAGTGAAAAATGAGCACACACATTTATGTCGTGACCGACATTGAAACCAACAAGCACCGCCTGATCCGCGCAGGCAACCGCACGCAGGCCATCCGGCATGCCGCGCAAACACGCTTTGACGTGGCGTATGCCGAGCAAGACGACCTGGTGGGGCTGCTGTCTGCTGGCATTGCCATCGAGATGGCCGGTGAGGGGGCGATCCGCGACATGTTTGATGACGTGAAGGATGAGGCATGACCACCGCCGCCCCCAAAACAAAGGACCGCTACATGACGATCCGGCTGCCTGCTGACGTTGAGCGTGACCTGCGAAAGATGGCCGAGGCGAACACCCGCACGCTGGCCGCGCAGATCTTGCACTTGGTCAAAGCAGGCATGGCCAAGGAGGCGAAAGCATGACGAACTACGAACGCACCGCTGCATGGCTGAAGGCCTGCGGCAAGACGCCAAGCCCTGAAGCCGTGAGCGTGCAGGCCGGGTGCATGATCGAGGAGATTTGCGAGATGCTTTCGTGTCTGCGCACGGACTCTGAGGGCTACGCCAAGCTGCTGGATCGCACGCGGGTTGATCTGGAATGGTTCGCGTCGAAACTCAAGCGCGGGGAGCATGTGGTTTACATCCCGATCCACCTGCGCACCGATGCGCTGGACGCCCTGTGCGACATCGAGGTCACGGCCAACGGGGTAGCCTACCTGGCCGAGATGGACAAGCCGGGTGCAGACCGTGCCGTGTTGGACTCCAACGATGCCAAGCTGGTGGACGGCAAGCCTGTGATCCTTGATGGCGGGAAGATCGGCAAGCCAGAAGGCTGGAAAGCGCCAGACCTGCGGGGGTTTGTGTGAGAAAGGCCGGGAAGAAACGCCCGGCCCAAAGGCCCAAGCACTACACCATCATGGACGAGATGATGGTCAGCCCCACTGAGCCATTGCCGCTGGAGCACCGCACGCACCAACTGACGCGCATGTATGAGGGCCTGGCCGCGATGGAGCAAGGCGCGAACCCCACCACAGACGATTGGCGGGTGGTGTCGGATGCTGTCAACTTGATGGAGACGCTGATCGAAACCATGCAGGTCTGCGAGGACGCCTCGGGCCTGCTGATGGACGCCATCACCGCGCTGGCAATGGCTGGCCGCCGCAACCTGGCCGGGGCCGCTATCCGGCTGGACGGTGCAGGCATTCAGGCCGTACGGGCCATCCTGGCCGACTATGCCGAGCTGCTGGACGTGCTGCCTGCACGCACGATGATTCGATGCCATCGCCTGACCGAGAAACGCCTGCATGAGCTGCTGGACGGCAAGCGCAAGCCGCACGATGTGGAGATCACTTCGCTTTAGGGTTTGTACTGATAGGATTGTGAGATATTGTGGTAAGATGTGGGCATCGCAACAACCAAACCAGCAAGGAGCTGACATGGAAAATGAATACAACGATATGACCGAGACCTACATTGGAACTGGTCTCAATGACAACAAAGGCCGCGAAATCGGCTGGATTGTCGGCCTGAACAACAACGGCACAACCTTTGCCGCTTGGGTGCAAAACGCACGCAAAGTTAACGGCGAGTGGAAAGAGTTTGGCGTGCAGCAGCGCAGCAAAGCTTTTCCATCTCAGGCAACAGCAACTGCCTGGGCTTATGCAACCGCCCAAGTTCGCCGCCACAAATTTTTGACCGCTTAATCAACCGGGGCCACTGGCCCCACCTTTAAGGAGAACGAGATGAAGAACTACACAACACCCAGAAACTTTGCAGACTGCACTTGGGTGCAGGGATATGGCCGCACAGAGCCGCTTTGGGAGCGCGTGGCTGGTTATGCCTTGGCATTTGCAATTGGTTGCGGCATGGCCGCATTGCTGGTGGCATGGTGGTCGTCATGAAGACGATCTGGATTAAACCAAAGCCACTGACCCGCTGCCAAATACTTGGCGTGTGCCAGTCCAAGATGTCACCAGCCTGCTTGAAGGGATGCCGAAAATGAGCTGCATGAACACCATAATGATGAACAGCCGCCAGGATGATGAGGATCTGGCCGAGCGCCTGGACTTTGCAATCGAGGCGCGTGCCATTGAGCTGATGCAACACGGTGAGGCTTGCGATCCGATGGACGGATTCAACATCACCGAGGCGCTGGGCGAGGCAAGCACCAACGTCAAGATGGTACTGGCCAAGGTGCTGGCCGAGCGCAAGTTCGACCAGGTTGGAATCCTGGTGGATAGCGTGAGCCGGGAGTATTGGGCAAAGATGGCCAATGAGATGGCCGAGAAGGAGCTGACATGATTCGAGAGCTGTGCACCTGGGTGAAGAACGCCTACACCACACCGAGCGCTGAGGCACTGGCACTGCGCGAGCTGGAGGACTGCAAGCGCAGACTGCTGGAGGCCCAGACAGCGCGTGAATACGCTGAGTCCATGTGCAAGTACCGTGAGGCCCAGATCAAGCGCCTGACGACCTATTTGCACAAGGCCACTGAGGAGCAGTCATGACCAAAGACGAAGCACTCGACTTGGCGCTGGAGTCGCTGGAAACACTTGTGAACGGCTACGGCTTTGCTCCGGCGGGAAATATTGAGAAAGCCCGCAAAGCCATTACCGCCATCAAGCAAGCCCTTGCAGCACCACCCACGCATAAGACTGCAAGGTGGACAGATGAAGAATACCGTGAAATTTCGGATCAGGTAATTTCAACGCTTGTGGAGTATGGTGCCGAACTCAGAACCGCCGATTGTCAAATGCAAATCCTTAGAGAGGAGCTGGCTGAGTCGCGGCGTGAGGTCGCACAGTTGAAGGCTGTGCAGGAGCCATTCGGATATTTTCGATATGACATGCGCTTGGATGCTTGGGTGCAAAGCCGTAACAGCAATCAAGGCACAGCCTTCTACACCACCCCACCCGCAGCACAGCGCCAGCACTTGACAGACGGCTCTCTTTGTTGGTGCGAACCAGAAACCAGCTACACAGACCCAGAGACAGGCGCGTCTGTGGTTGTTCACAAGGGGCCGCAATGACAACACCAGAGCAACTAATGACGCAAGAAGAACTCGCCTTCCGTTGGAAGATTAGCGAGGCTACCTTGGAGCGCGACAGATCACTCAAGCAGGGCTGTCGATACCTCAAGCTGGGCGGTCTGATCCGTTACCGCATTCAAGATGTGTTGGATTATGAAGAAGCCTGCACGCATGAGCCAAAAGCCAAACTCAAGGAGAAGAACACATGACCCAATGCAAACACCGCTGGCTGTTGACCCCCGTGCCTGACCGCAACCATTACCGCTACCAATGCGTCCGATGTGCCCAAGTGGCATGGGCAACGCTCAAGGAGAAAACAGAATGAAGATCATCAAGGACGAAATAGCCACGCTCAAACGTGGTCGGCGCATCACTATTGAGCTTGCGCCGGGGGAGACGATATTCAACATCCGCGAGGGGAATTATTACCGCCTTGGCGGGCAGGTGGATGACATTGTGCAGGGCCATGTTCTCGCCGAAACTCGGGGCGTATATTGGTGCAGCATTACGCAGAAGTGGGAAGAAGCATGAACTGCTGCGACGAATACGGTGAATGCAATCAGGGCCGGAACTGTCCTGTGCGTGTGGCCAAGATCGGCAAGAAGGTGCACGGGCCTGAGCTGCTGCCGCAGTCTGTGTGGCGGTACATGCTCAGGCGTTCTGCGTGGTGGTTTGTCATGGGCATCCTGGGGATTCTCTGGCTGGCCTTCTTGTTGGCTTGCGACGCCGTTTATGCTTAAGGCC